ATCAAGCTGAATGGACATGGAGACAAGGTATGATTCCCCAGGATGTTCAACTTCTAAGAGACAGCTTCGTCGATTATGCGAAACATCATGAAGGTCTTTTTTATCGATGGGGAGGAGATGATCCTTCAGGATACGACTGTTCAGGGTTGACAGTGGAATGCCTGAAATCTGTCGGCCTTTTGCCCCGCAAGTATGACTACACCGCAGAGATGCTCCGGGACAAATTCGGTGCGTTCAAGGTGGAGTCCCCCTATGCCGGTTGTCTCATGTTTCTGCTCAGGGACGATGGCACTGCTCGCCATGTCGAGATCGTGATCAACGAGTTCCAGACGGTTGGTGCATCTGGTGGCGGCAGCACCATAACCTCTGTGGAAGCTGCCATGGAGCAGAACGCTTTCATCAAGAGACGACCGATCCAGACTGGACCAGATGTCCTGTTTATTGATCCATTTCAAGTACTTACGGTCTAGTAGGAAAAATTTTTCCAAAAAGTGGAAAAAATCTCTTGACATCTCACCGACTTAGATGGTAAAACGTAAATAATTGACGTATGGGTTTTACGTCTAGCCGCTAAGGAGGTGTCACCGATGCCGAGAGGCTGTTCCGTTGATGGATGCGATTGCAAACATTACGGACGTAGGACAGGCAAGTGGCGAGCATATCTTGGTGGTGATCATTTCAAGCATCTTGGCACTTTTGGTTCTCCAAAAGATGCTGCTGTTGCTTATAATGAGGCCGCTGTAAAACAATATGGTGATTTTGCCTGTTTGAATGTTGGTGTCTAAAGGAGGGGGTTGAATTGCCTAATGAATGGAAAGACTGTATCCGGGGTGTCATGGAGTCCGGGAAGTCAGAGGAACGGGCTTATGCCATCTGTACGGCTCAGTTCTTGAAGAAACACGGCATCACACCCCAGGAAGCTGACAAGCGTGGTTGGCTTGAGGAAACTATCGAGAAACTGGCCCTCGAAGACCTTGAGCTACTCGACGAAGAGGAGCTTGCGGATTTTGCAGCTATCGCAGAGGAAGGCGATTGGGACACATCGATGCTTCAGGTCTGGAAGGCCCCGACCTCGAGGAAAGATGTCCCCGAGAGTCATTTCTTCTGGCCCGAGAAAAAGGCATATCCGTATCGAAATCCAGACGGCTCCGTAAACTGTGCGGGTGTGATGGCGGCATGGCGTATGGCGCATGGTGCTCGTTCCGGGCAAAAGGCTCCTGACTGGTTGATTGCCAGGATCAAGCCCTATGTAGAACGATGTCAGAAGCGGAAGGCAGGCGAGGATGTCGAGTTTGATGACATCTATGAACGAGAGTTCGATATGCCTGAATGCTTCCTCCAGACGACCTCTCAAGAAATGCTACTCGAGGATGAAGAGCGAAAAATGCTCAACATCCAGGTTCTGAGAAGTGGGGCGTTCAAGCATCCTGAATACGGCAAGATCGAATTCAACGACAAGATGTTTGACAGCTTCATCAAGAACTTCGACAGTAGGGTCCCGCAAGAACACATTGCGTACGATTTCAAACACCGGCCAGATTGGGGGGCTGCTGCCTGGCTCAAGCGTCTGTTCAAGGACGGTGATGGTCTTTGGGCAGAGGTGGAGTTGACGAGGCGGGGTCTTGAGGCCCTCAAGAACAAGGAGTTTTTGTTTTTCTCAACCGAATACGTCGACAACTACAAGGATCGTGAATCGGGTAAGTCCTATGGACCAACAATACTCGGTGGCGGATTGACAAACCGACCATTCATCAAGGGCATGGCCCCGGTCATGCTGAGCGGCGACGAAACCCACGTCTTTGAGGAAATCGAAGCATCTGCCACGAATGAGGAGATTGAAACCATGGATAAGATTTTGGAGCAACTCAATGCACTCCGAGAGGAGCTTGCGAGCGTGATTGCCAATGCCAGCACGAAGGAAGACATCCAGGCTGCTCTTACCGCCTATGGCGACAAGATCAAAGCCCTGGAGGATCAGCTGGAAGAGGCTCGTAAGTCCGTCGAGGAGAAGGCTGGGGAAATGGAGGCCCTGAAGGCTGATAAGGAGAAGCTGGAAGAGTCCAACAAGAACTTGGCCGAGTCTCTCGAGAATGTCTCGAAGACGAACGAAGAGAGTCGCAAGAAGCTGCACGTCATGGGCGTTGAGGCTTATTGCACGGAGCTTACGGGCATCGGCATTTGGCCTGCAACTGCGGCGGTCGTGAAGGACATCCTTCTGGCCTCCGATGATGAAGCAGTCGTGACCCTCTCTGAGGGCGAAGGCGAAGATCGCAAGGAAACGAAACTGGATCTCAAGGCTGTCATCACGAAGGTTCTGGAGTCCATCCCGAGCGATTTCAGGGTAGACACCGACGAGGAAACCACTCACCAGAGGAAAGAAGGCGACGACAAGTCCCTGACGGCTGCTGAAGTCGAAGAGTATGCCAAGAAGCATGAGCTTTCCTATCGTGAGGCCTTGCGGAAGTTGTCCGAAGAGGGGCGATCCTTCTAAGGAAAACCTTTCAAGGGGGTAAAAAACATGGCAAGTCAACAGAATCCTGAGTTCACCAAGGGCGATGAGATGAACGGATTCATCCGTTCTTTCGTGGCTGAGGGTGCCATCGGAAAAGATGACATCGTCGAGCTTGGAACGGCTTATCCCCAGGTGAAAAAGCACACGACCACACAGACCGCCATTATCCTTGGCGTTTGCCTCGAAGAGGCTGCTGAAGGTGATCTGGTTCCGATTCTGTGCTCCGGTCCTGTGAAGCTCGTGAAGAGCGATGCGAATGGTATTACTCGTGGGCATCTGGTCATCCCGTCCGGTGCAACTGCGGGTGCTTGTACGTCTCAGGCTTATGCGGATGGTACGACTCTGCATGGTGCCTTGGGTGTTGCGCTTGAGACAGCTGATGCCGCCGGTGAAAAGGTTCCTGTTTTGATGGGATTCCCTGGAATCGTGGCGAACGCATAAGGAGGGTGCCAGCATGTTTTCGAGACTGAAACAATACATCCACAATGATCAGGTGCTCTCCGCACTCTCGATCAAGTACACCAACCGGGATTACGTCGGGAAGATGTTTCTCCCTGAGTTTGGTGTCAACAAGGAAACCGGCAAGTACCGGATCTTCGAAAGAGCCGGTTACTTCAAGGGTGCGCCGAAGGTGGCCGACGGTGCTCCTGTTCCTGAGGCGACCAACGCCTACAGTGAAGGAACGTATTCCTGTTATGAAAGGGCTATCAAGGACATCGTGACGGATCGAGCGGTCCAGTACGCTGATGCTCCTGTTCAGCCTGTTTCTGACACGGTTGAGTTCCTCACTGAGAAGGTTCTGCTCGCTCAGGAAATTGATATCTGGAATGCGATCACCGGCACCAGCGGGTTGCAGCAGTCCGGGTATTACACGGCTTTGACCGGCACCACGGCATGGGTTGACGGTTCGGATCCTGACATTCTTGGTGACATGTCGACCGCCATCAAGGCGATTTCTCTGGCTGTCGGTAAGAGGCCGAACATGATCGCTTTCAACACAGAGGTGGCCGAGGCGGTTGCCCAGGATGACAAGATCATCGAGATCTTGAAGCATCACAGCATGGACATGGTCACGGGTATCGGGCTTCCGGGCTCCATCCGTTCCATGAAGATCGTGATTGCCGACGCTCTGTACAACAGTGCGGATGAGGGTCTGACCGCCAGCTATGCGTATGTGATCAGCGACAATGCGGTTTGTGCCTACGTCGAAGGTGGGAGCCCACTGAATCTGGGCCGTACCTTCGTGGCCTCCCAACAGCGGGTTGACCGCTGGAGGGATGAAGACCGGAAGGGAACCTTCGTGAAGGTTCACAAGGTCTACAGTCCGAAGCTGATGGTTCTTGGGTCCGGGTACATGTTCACGAACTGCAAGAACGCATCATAACCGATCTTTGACAACCAGTCTTTTGATTTGATAGCCATTGGGGGGACACCCGTCCCCCCAAATTGGCACCTTGGTGTCAATGGTCTAACGAAGGAGGACAGCGATGGCTAGCCGAAGTTCAGGACGATATCTGTGGGGAAAGACTCTCATGGATAAGATCATCGTCAAACAACACATCGATTTTGATTTCCAGGCCTCTGCTCCGCCTGCAAGTGCGGGAAGGCTCTATGTCGATGACGCTGGAGCTATCAAGTTCTGTGTTGACGGCACGAACTTCTCGACCGTGACGGTATCGTAAGTCCTGATTCACCTTGGATGGTAGGAGGAATCATGGAAAAAGAGATGATCCACTGTGTCGTGATAAGACCAGATCTGAAGCTCTGGGATGGCAGCAAGTATCTTTTTGCCACGATCGGTGAAGATGTTGCGCTGCCGAAAGACATCGCCAGGCTTGAGGCGAAATCAGGATTTGTCAGAATCGTTGGTACTGAGCCCAAAAGAGACGAAGAACCGGGCAACTCTCCTCAATAGGAGGTTCACATATGGCGAGAGCGTACTGTACAGCCGATGAAGTCAAGAGGCTTCTTCGAACAGCTACGAAGAAAGTCAAGACCTCGGAATCATACCGTGAATTGGGATTCAATTCTGGAAATCAAGGTACAGTACGCCTCTCTGCCGTCACCTTCTATGATGACTATGTTGGTGACGAGAGATTCACCATTACGTTCTCTGATTCGACGAATTTCACGGTTGAAGGAGAGATCATTGGCTATCTTGGAGTGGGTTCGATTGGTGTTCAGTTCGACTGTGATTACTTTGTGATTAGTCCATCAGATTGGACAGGGACGGCCCAGGCTGATGATGTTGTATTTTTCATCAGCAACTCAAACGTGAGTAACGAGGACCTGGATGGATTCATAGGTGATACCAGCGACTACATCAATAACCGTCTCGGTGTCATATTTGGCGATTCGACAAATATCCCGTGGGAATGGGATTGGAGTATTGATATTCCTGGTGGTCTCAGGTATGCAGCCATCAGGCTGACAGCATACGACATCTTCTCGTCCGTTCTTGCTGGCGAGGATATCGACCAAGATTCACCAGTGTACAACTGGTACAAGAGGGGGGAGAAGGCGATAGATGATTTCATTGCCTGGTATCAAACCGAAGGCATTGTAGGGACTCCACAGTGGAGAACCGTTGGTGTGATCTTCAAGGAGATCGGGATCGGAGGCCTTGATCCAAAAATCTTCGATGGAGAGATCGATACCACGACTGATGCTGTCGATAATGAAGATGAGGACAGGATCTAATGATCGAGATAAGAGTCACGGGAAACTTCGACAAACTTGATGCTTCACTTGCTCAGTTGCAGGCGAAGCTCAACTCGTTGAGCATCCCTCTCGAGGAACTTGTGCCTTATCTGAGACAGATGCATGAGGAAAGGTTTTCCGGGTTCCAGAGGTACATGGGAACCTACAAGACCAAATGGTATGAGGAGTGGAAGATCAAGAAGAATCTTCCTGTCGGCGTGAAGAGCGGCGACACGAAGGAAGCCCTCACGCAAGGCGGTAAGGGGGAGCATGTTGACATCCGGTCTATCCTTGGGATAGGAGCGATGTTGGAGTTCGGTATTGATCCGACTCAGTTTGACAGAGGATATCCTGTGTATTTTGATCGATGGTTGAAGGAAAGAGGGGACGAGCTTGTTGGCCTCACCGATGCTCAGTATGCTGATCTTGCCTATCTTTTCTTTGAACTTGTTGAGAAAATCCTGAATAGCAGGTGATCCAATGGCAAGAGACATAGATCTTGGTGGTAAAGGAAACGTCCTTGATAACGCTCTCGAGAATATCAAGGAAGTTTTCGATCTTTATCAGAAGGATGAGCTTGATCTGAGGCTTCACCAAATCTATGTTGAGGACATCCGGGTCCCGATTGCCAAATCTGTCTCGATCGATATCGAAGGCGTGGATGCCTCGAGGGAAAACAGAGGAATTGCTGGCTTTAAGCAGCATCGATATACTCTTCTCATCACGGTGAACGTGTGGTACTACCATGAAGAGATGAACCCCAACACAAGGAAGAAGGATGTGATGAACATTTTGTGGAAGATAGCCCAGATGTTCATGAAACACACGACCTGTAATGGGTTTGTTCCAAAGTTGGGGACCGAAGTTCTTGGTACTGAATTTCTTCCCCGCCGATTTGACAACAAGATCATGGCGGGTGGCGTTGTAAGGCTAAGGCTTACCAAGCTGTATGTGGTAACCGACGTAGACTAAGTTTCAGGAGGAATAAGATATGGGAGCTGTAAATCCTGCTGTGGGCGCAAGAGGCCAGGTTGGGTTTTCTCAGGAGGGTTCCTGGGGATCCAAACAGCCTGTTCCTGCGAGGTTCGTTGAGATGCTCAACGAAGCTGTCGTGAGTGAACTTGGCACTCTTGTTTCGAATTCGCTTCGGCCTGATCGTGCCGTCCACAAGCAAATCACTGGCGTTGAGAGTGCTGGTGGCGACATCAATGTCGAGGTTGCAGCTGAAGGTCTCGGGACGCTCTTCAAGCACTCCTTGGGCGAAGTCACCTCCACCCGGTTGGACCATGCGTTCGTGCTCAAGGTGGTTGATGCTACTGCCACGAGTGCCAAGTTGTCGATCACGGTAGCTGCCGGTCTTGCCACGTCTTTTGACGTTGTTTTTACCGGGGCTGTTGCGAGTGACTTTTCAGCGAACCTGGCTGATTCCACGGCTGATACGATCCAGGAACTCATGGATCTGATCAATGCCTCTGGAACCGGCCTCAAGGCATATTCGGTTTCGAGCTACCAGGCGGGTGGTGATTCTACGACCGTCCAGGCTGGCGACTATGCCGTTGCCACAGATCTCTCCAGCAAGCTTGAGGCTATCACCTCTGTCGAGCTTATCAAGAATGCTTCCGGGAACAAGGATTTCTTGGTTTGTTTCGGATGGGGTGTGTATCAGCATCAAGTCCAGTGTGCTGCAACCCTTCCGCAGGGTCTGACCTTCGAGATTGGTCGAGATGTTGCGGCCTTTACCTACGCAGGGTGTAAGGTCGGGACCATGACACTCACGGCTGATCCTGGTGAGATCCTCCAGGGAACCTTCGGCATTATGGCGAAGGGTGCGACGACCGCAAGCCGGGCCGTCCCGGATTCAGGGAACACCGGAAACGAAAAGAATGCATTCAGCATCAAGTATGACGGAAGCAGCGGAAGCTGTACTTTCGACATTGACAAGACGAATCACCTGATCACGATCGACAGTGGAAGCGCAAGTGAAGACCTGGTCCTTGACATCAGTGTGCCCTGGACTGACCCTGCCACCGGAACCGTGTATCCTATCCATACGGTCGGTGGGCTTGTTGCGTTCCTGAATTCGCTCAGCTACATCACCTGCACGATTGCTGACTACGTGTCCCTGGATGCTGATTCCAGTGATCTGAAGGACAGGACTGCGGTCGACATTGCCGTGACCTCAGCCGTCATGTTCAACTTCGATTCGAGCGATGTGGCTTCCGAGCCTGTCACCTGGGGTGATTATTACACGAGTGATGAAGGGATTGCCCAGAACATTCTGTGTGAAGTGGTTGCCGGTGGTGTTCCTGGGGTTGCCACGGTGAAGTTCTCTGATGATGCCGGTGCGACTTATGGCGATACCTACACGACCTCTGCAACGGTTGCGACGGAAGTCCGGGTTGCTGGGAATGTGGATACGAAGTTCACCATCTTCTTCCCTGACAACACGGCTCTCGTGACGGGTGACAAGTGGGTGATCAGTTCCTTCAAACTGGCTGAGGATGCTAGCTACAGTGCCCTTGATCCGTTCGCCGGGTTCGACGGAACCCTTACGATCGATGGGTCTGAGCAGCCGATCCAGAGTTGGAACTGCACCGTGAACAACAACCTGTATGCTGACAAGTACCATCTTGGCAAAAGAACCAGAGCGGCCCTCCCCGAGCAGAGACGAACTGTCGAGGGGACCATGAATGTCGAGTTCGACAACCTCGATCTTTACCGGCGGTTTGTGAACCAGACACCTGGTGATCTGTCCATGATCTTCACATCCGATACGTATGTGTCGAATGTCGATCGTTCTCAGATCGGGAACAGCCGTTCTCAATATGGGCTCACGGTTCGACAGCCGAACATCAAGTTCTCGGGCACTACGCCAAACATCGCAGGTGAAGAGATCATCACCCACGATATGCCGTACAATGCCCTTTACAGTGACTCTCTCGGGATTCCCGAGTTGAGACTCACGCTGGTGAACAACGTGGCCTGCCTGTAAAGCATCACCACTTTCTCCTTGCTCCGGGGGCCCTCACGGGCCCCCAACTCTCCTGGAGAAAGTTGACTTTGGTGCTTGGATCGTGGTAGGCAGAGGAAGGACAACAAGAGGCAACTAATGTAGAGGAGAATCATCATGGGAAAGCTATTCGGAGTAAAAGCGGGAACCATCACGGAATATGTGGTCAAGGCTCAGCGGGGAGATCCCAAAGAGGACCGGACCATTTTCCTCCTGCGGCCCCTCACGACCCAAGAGCAGGCCGCAATCCAGAACAAGCTCTATGAGAGTTCTGGGTGGGGCAAGAAACGGCAGGAGAGGTTTCTGACAGGTACTCAAATCGTGCTCATCTTGAGGAAGGGTCTGGTCGGGTGGCAGAACTTCACCTACGAGGATGGCTCCGAAGTAAAGTGGGAAGACCCGAACCAGGAAAGAACCGAGGAAGGCCGGGACATGATCATGGATCGCAACCTTGATCGTCTCCCGAATGCAGTTCGTCAGGAACTTGCTGAGGAACTGAGAGGAGAGGCTGTCCTGGGGGAAGAAGAATAGCGGCCCTAAGGTTGGCATTGAGGTGGGCTGCTTTCCTCAGGACAAAGGATGACCCTGCTGTATGGGATTGTGCCTATTGTGAAGAGAAAGGCCTACAAGAGACAAGGAACTGCAAGGGGAACCTAGACGGATATTGCGCCTCTCACGGTACGGTAAAGTACGAGGAGATTGATTTTAGTGAGTCGACTGGTAAGCCATTGTGCCCTGAATGTGGAAGGG